CCAGCTACATGCATTCCATATATGATACCTTTTGTTCTATCACACCATAGACCACCACACAAACCACCAAATCCTTCAAATTGCATATCAGCTATCAAACCTTTGCCTTTATGTATTTTGTAAATCTTTGATGTTTGCGTAGTACCCCAAAAAGATCCATCTGTTTCAATGGAGCCCTTATATAACAAGTCAGTTTGCATAACTCGAGCAAGATGATCTGATCGTAAGATTTTATTCTGTGGACTTTTCCACAATAAAGTGGTTGGTCGTGTTAAAAAATCTGGATATTCATCAGCAAAATGCTCTAAATAGCTAGTTGAAGCGGGACTTGTTGGTAAATGAACAAGTGCAAAATCATATTCACGATCAATGTAAACAAATTCTTTTGTCAATTTTTGATCTTTTGTGCTAGCACTTGGGATACCAGGAGTGGTAGTTGTTTCAATACAAAAAGGAAATGTATCAGGTAATAAATGTGATGGAACTAATATTACATTACTATGGACCATTATACCATTGGTGGTACAATATTTCTTTCCCTTAGAATATACTGTTACATGTCTTAATGATTTCATTATTGATTCATGTAACTGAGGACCAGGGCAAGTTTTTTGTAAATGATTCATCTTTGGTGGTAATCGAGAGTAACCTTCTTTATAATTTCTCTCATCCTGTGTTACAACACCACATTTATCATCTCTAGGAGAATCCAAATGTTTATCCCAGTAATTCAACATATTATTACGAAATGATGTCGTATCTTGGGTATTCATTAATGGTTTTAAAACTTTATAAAAACCATATAATGTAAAAATTATCGCTCCACCTGCAAAATATTTTATAGAATTATTCTTTAAATGATCGCGAACATCTTCACATAATGAAGACAATCTATCAGTTCTCTTACTTAATTCTTGATCAATTTCTATGATGAGTTTTTTATAATACATCATACCAAAACATAATAGTGTCAGTGTTATGAATTGCATTAATTCTCTACCAATAAATAGACCAGTAAATGAACAGAGAATAAAAAAAGCTATCATATTTGATAACATGATACGATCTGACCATATCTTTTTCCAAAATAAAGTATTTTTATAACAATCTGTGAAAAACTTTTTCAAACTTGTAAGAGTACTTCGTGCACGCCACAATTCAGCTGAACTATATTCATTCCAAGCTGTTGCAAAACTTTGGGTTTCTGCCATAACAGGTATACAAGTGCAAACAACTTTTGGTACTTGACATTCTTCACAAAATACACATTCACGCAGTGAAGTTTGCATTTCAGATTGTTTAGATTGTCTTATACGATGAGCTGCAATATCTTGAGCAACAAATTTACATAGAGCTGGAAAATCACTATTGTTACTAGGATTCCATTCTGTGCGTGGAACAATACTCCACAATATGTTACCATTTTCGGCATCAAAACTTGAAAAACGTTTTAGTACTAAATCATAGACATCAAAACGAATTTCATCTTGTGTTTTTAGTCCACCATAATCTGTTGCAAATTCTGGTTTAATATGTACTTCAACATCTAAATTAAAACGCCTCAAAATACTTTCTGGACATGCAGAACATTCTTCTGCTCTCAATGATTCCACATTAGTGGTTACAATAAGAGCATCATTTCCAGGATATTGATTACCTTTTTCTGTAACCCCTGCTTTTTCCAAAGCACGAGGTACTGTATTCACATAATTCAATATCCGATCATAATTAGGTTTTGAATTAGCATTGTTTGCCACATCATCTGCCACTATGATCTTATGTGAAGGTTTTATTGAAGATTCATATCGCTCTTCAATATTAGTTATAACACATAATCCATTATCCTTTGGATCATGATTATAAGCATGTAAAATAGTTTTGCTCAATAAATTAACCATTGTTGATTTTCCACAATTTGATGGCCCAGATAATTTTATAGCCCATGCTTGTTCCTTTGTAGGTGCATCAGCTTTTCTAGCCCATAAATTATGTTGTTTCTCAGTTAAAGACTTAATAAATTGAGAAATACATATTCTTTGTTGTACAGAAGTACAACTCGTCAACAAATTTTCTGCTCTCTTAAGAGCTTTTGTCAAACGAGTATCATATTGATCGGGAGTCATATCATAATGCTCTTTTAAAGCAATCTCTTGATTAGAAATAACATAATTGTACGCTGTTTCTAAAATTCGAACTTCTATCTCCAATTCTTTAGATTGCTCTTTACCAAGAGCTAATTTTGACCAATCACCACTAACTATATGTTGCCAATTACCAGTAATGAATTCATAACCAGTAAAAAAGCAGCTTATAATATCTTGACACGCAGGAAACATTTCAAGAAAATCCTGAAATTTTTTCCATACTGTCATTGTATCTACACTTTCAAATGAAACTAATTTCTTTGTAGACGTATATAATAATATGATTTTGTGAATGAATTGTTCTATATGTTTCCATAAAGCATCATTCACCGATCTGTCAACAACATCAAAAAATGATTCAATCATATTCTTCCAACCATGATTACTATCACTTTGAGCAAAGCAAGTAAAGGTTTTCTTAAACCAATCCAAAGCAAGCTCAACATGCTTTGTTGATAAAAATTTTGAAA